TTTATCTGGTTCAGGCAAGAGCTCGGGTGGTGCCCAATGCGAAGGGCGCACATCCAATTCACGGTTATCTAATTCACGGGTCAATCTTTTTTCAGCCATTTGAAGCCTCCAATTTATTTTGTTCACGGGCATATACTTCGGGGGTTAGACCTAATTTTTTGATTAAGGCCATCTGTGACTGCTTCAAACGTACCTGTTTGGAGGACGTAGAGCGGGTCGCCGGAGCTACAACCGTACTTGGCTTCGCTTTAACAGGGGCTGTTTGGGGCTCCTTCTCTGGCTCAGCTTGACTACCTTCCAGGGTTTCAAAGTACTCTGGAAACTTTTTGCGCATTGTTTTGTCAATGTGCTTGAAATACTGATCAGTACCTACAACACCTGTACCATACTCATCAATTAATTCTTCATGTATACCAACAGCAAAGTTAGACATGGCTTTTTTGGAGCCATACCAAGGATTTTCATCCAACCAAGCTTGAGTTTTTGGGTCAACCTTGGGTCGCTGTTGCTCTACTTGCTGACTTTGTACCGCATTTTCTTCTGATTGTAAAGAAATATTTGGCCTAAACTTGTTAGCGCTGTCTAACTTAATCTGTGCTTGCATCAAATTAGACTGTGCTTCAGCCATTTTTTCAGCGTCACCAGACTCAATTGCGTCTTTATAAGCACGTTTTGCTTCAGCAACTTCAGCTTTAGCGGCAGCTTTATAGCTCTCGGTTAGCTCTTCAGAGCCATTTTTAAGCACTTCTTTAAGGCGTCTGTTCTCTTCAACAAACCTTTGTGCCAGTGCAATAGCCTCTTGTTGCTCACGCATAGCAGCTTCTTTAGCACGACGCTCATCATTCCAGACCTTTTTGTACTGTTTTAAGCGCTCTTTTTGCGCTTTAAGGTCGTCGATTTCTTCATCGTCATCAGCTTCTAGCTTTTTGACCACTTCTTCTGGCATAGGTTGCTTGCCACGGTCTTCTTCTGGGGTATCGTCCTCGACAATAAATTCGAACTCATCGCCTGCATCTTTGGCTTTGACTTCTACTTTTGCGGGTGCTTCGTCGGGAAACGTAAAGTCTTCTTTTTCAAATTCTGGCATGGTGTGCCTCCTTTTTAGTTAAAAAATCTGCTGGTATGGATATTTGACTTGCGTATATTCCATTCAGCTGGAACTACTTGTAGATTAGTAGCACAGGAAGTGCCTCCTTTAGATACGGGAATAATATGATCGACGTGCCATTTGCCGCCAACCATCTGTTCACGTAATCTAGCTAAAGAAACTGCTTCTAGTAAAATAAACCGGTCAAATTCAGACAACTCTCGTTCTAGAGACCTTCTAAAAGATCGACTAGCAGTAAAGTAATCTTTATTCGCCTTAGCCCACTTTAATCGAGCAAGTTTTCTAGCTGGGGATACGGGTTTTTCTGAACGGCGCTGTTCTGCTTTGGCCCTACCACCAGACGCTTTATATGCGGCTTCGTGGCGACGTTTAGCAGCTTTACCTTTCTCGCTAGCTTCGTATTTACGTCGAGATTCTTTTTGAGCTTGTGTTCTCATATGAATTTACGAGTAATTCCCCTCGGATCCTGGACAACAGCTTCTACCGTATCGTCGTTGATAATCCGGAACTCTTTGCCATGAATAACAAGGCGAGTACCAGCATTTGGGCGTACTAAAACAAAATCTCCTGGCTTGCAATATGGGCCATTTGGGAATCGTTTGTCGTCTTTGTAACAATCAGGGCCAAGTTCAACTACAAATAAAACAGTAGAAAGAATCTCGTCCTTTTTGATTAGTTCGTCTGGTTTATAGATGCCATTTTCAAACTTGTCATCTACTTCAGGGATTGCACACAGAATGCGGTATCCCGATGGTGTCGGTAACTGCTTAGCTCTGTCTTCAATAGGGATATTCTCTTCCTTATTGATTTTTGGCATTGGGTTGCCAAGTGCGTCGGTAATAATTATTTCTTTACTATCGGGGTTTGAGCCGATAATTAGTTCACTCATCAGAGTTCTCCAGTCGTTGTTTAAGGTCACTCATTTCAAAGCGTGCAGTCAGTAGACCTTTAATCTGTCCGCACACGTATTGGTATTCAGCGTAGTCTTTGGCTGCGCCTCCACCCAAACTCTCTTCCAGGCTTTTGATCTGGTCATTTAGTTTTTGAACTAAATGTTCGAGGTATTTATCAATCATTCTTCAGTTTTTCCTTTAGCAGCATGTTGCATGCGTAGTTGATCTTTAGTTTTGGCTATATCAACACCCATTCTTGCGCCTTCAATTTCTTGTTTAGCAGCAAGGTTCATCTTATCTGACTGGGATTTAGCCCCAACTTGCATAGCGGCAATTTCTTTTTGTGCTTCAATTCTAGCTCTTTCAATTTCAATCTGGTCGGCTTTACCAGCAGCATCAGCAGCAAGTTTCTTCTGTTTGATATCGACTTCTTTAGCTTTGAGCTGGAGTTCTTGCATTTGCATTTGAACAATCGGATCTTGTTGAGCTTGTTGTGCTTGCTTAGCTTGCATCTCTTGAGTATCCCGTTGCAATAAGGTGCTTGCAGCTTTTGCCGCCATTTGAGAAATACGAACTTCGATTTCTGGTGGGATACCAATTTGTTCACCATCTTCCTCTTCTGGGTGGAATGGTAAATCAAGATCCATTTCTGCTTCCATTTGTTTACGGTACTCGTAAGCAATATGCTCATTAATATGTGCTTGCATAGCAGCCTGCAAAGCCTGTGCATTTGGGTTTTGCCCAACAAGCTGCATGATTTTTGGATCTTGCATAGCAGACATATGCACAGTAATGTGGGATTGATGGTCTTGGTACAAGAAAGCCTTAACCGGTTTCATCATGAGAATGTTTTGGTTCTCAGTAATTGGGTCAGTTGGTTTCTGGTCTTCTGGCAACTTAACTAACTGGCTTGCATTCTTAATACCCAACACATCAAGCATCTGGCGATGTAGCTTAGGTAAGTTATAAATTTGTGGAGCACCCTGAGCCAGCTGCAGTACTGCCTGGTACTGAGTAATCTTTTGTGCCATTGTTGCAGCATTTGGATCACTGACTGGTATCACGTCAACATTATCGTAATCTGAACGTTTAGCTCCAGGGCGTCCTTCTACGGGGACATAACTATAGGTATCTGGAGTGTAATCACGAATGATATCTCGAAGTAACCGAAGCTCCTCTTTAAATGAGTAGTGGATGCGGGCTTGTACAGCGGACATTACTTTTAATGTACGCTCCAGAATTGCTAGTGTTGTTCCAACAGGTGCCTGAGCACTCATGTCAGAAATTTGTAAGTCAGCAGCCGATGCAAAACGACGGCCTTCTTCAATGATCTTATCCATCAGAGCAGCCAATACTTGGCTTGGCTCTTTATATGGTAGTGGCAAGAAGTTGTCACGCATTGTTCCTGCTGGAACATCCACGTCACGCCACTCACCTGGGGCTATTGGTGTGTCATCGCCTTTGACACGCATGCCACGGGCCTTAAAGCCACCTGGCAAGTTGCTAAGGGAGCCGGCATCAACCAGTTGGCGGAGGATTGAAGTTCCTGATTTAGCAAATGCCCCGATAAGGTGAATAAGCCCAAAGCAATAGAAACCAAAACCGGGAATGTAACCATAATGCACAAAGTGCGAACGCTTCTTTTTATGCTCATCTTCGGGTCTCCAGTTACGACGGATAGCTAAAATCTTGCTAGTCGCCTTATCAATAGTCACGATGTATGGCAGAGCAATGCCTGTGGGTTCTCCATCTTTATCCACATCTTCGTAACCCGGCAGGTCTAAATCAACCTGCATTTCTAAAATCTTATAGCGATCATCAACGGTGGCTCTAAAGCCCATCTTCTCAGCAATCTTCTTTTCGACTTCGTCGAATGAATCTACTGGCTCGCCTAGATCAACGTCACGCCAAAAGCCGGCGTACATTAACTTCTTAACTTCGTTCTCGGTCTTACGCATAACGTGAGTTACACGTGGAGATGATTCTAAGTTTGAAGCGCCATAAGGAACAACTAAATCTTCCGCAGGGACAAACAGGGAAACCTGACGCCCCATAGCTGGATCGTAGTACACCTTCTTAAATGCATTACCAGAAAGACCTAAGCCCCACAACATGCGCTCATGCTCAGGGCGGAACTCTTTCATTTTCTCTGTGAGCTGGTAGTTCATATCATCAGCTACACGTTCTGCTGCGTCTTTTTTGTCTTGGGTTTCTTTACCAATAATAGTTGTCTTAACTGGACCGGCGGCAGG